CTTTCGCGCGAAACTTCCCGAAACGAACGCCCGATTTGGGGGTCCCCTTGGATCAGCACTGGCCGGCCGATCACGTCTCGCGGCGCTCGCTCGAAAGCTTGATTCCCGACGCCCGCAACGCCCGCCAGCACTCCGACGCGCAGGTGGCGCAGATCGCGGCGTCGATCCGCGAGTGGGGCTGGACGATCCCGGTTCTGGTGGATGAGGCCGGCACGATCATTGCCGGTCACGGCCGGGTCCTGGCGGCGTCGCGGCTGGGCCTGACCGAGGTGCCGGTGATGACGGCGACAGGTTGGAGCCAGGGTCAGCGCCGCGCCTACATCATCGCCGACAACAAGCTGGCGCTGAACGCCACCTGGGACGACCAGCTCCTGCGCGTCGAGTTGGAGGCGCTCTCGGCCGAAGGGTTCGATCTCGATCTGGTCGGCTTCGACGCGGTGGAGTTGACCACCCTGTTCCTGGACAAGGAGCATGGCGAGAACGATCCGGACGCCGAGTGGCTGGGCATGCCCGAGTTCGAGCAGCACTCTCTCGGATTTCGCCATATCGTAGTGCATTTCACCGACGCCGAGGGCCTGGAAGCCTTCGCTAAGTTGATCGGCCAGCCGATCACCGAGCGCACCCGCTATCTCTGGTTTCCGCCCGTCGAAGAGGACAGGGTGATTTACGACCGAAAAAGCTATGCCGATGTCGCCTAATCCGCGCCTGCGCCCGCCCTGCCCGATCTACATTCCGTCGAAGGGCCGCGCCGAGAGCCGGATGACGATGAAGGCGCTCGACGCGATGGGGGTCGATTACCGCGTCGTCATCGAGCGCCAGGAGTGGGACGCCTACGCCGCTCACATTCCGAGCCGCCGCCTGCTGGTCCTGGATCCGGCTTACCAGCGCGATTACGACACCTGCGACGATCTCGGCGAGGACAAAGGCAAGGGCTCCGGACCCGCGCGCAACTTCATCTGGGATCATGCCCGCGCAGCCGGCGCTGAGCGGCACTGGACGCTGGATGACAATATCCGGGGGTTCTATCGGCTCAATCGCAACTCGAAAGTCCCGGCGTCGAGCCCGGCGATCTTCACCGCGATGGAGGATTTCAGCGACCGCTACACCAACGTCGCGATGTGCGGTCCCAACTACTTCATGTTCGCGTCTCGCAAGCAGAAGGCTCGCGTCTTTACTGCCAACACGCGAATTTACTCATGCAACCTGATCCGCACGACGCTGCCGTTTCGCTGGCGTGGCCGCTACAACGAGGACACCGATCTGTCGCTTCGGCTGCTCAAGGCGGGCTTTTGCACGATCCTCTTTAACGCCTTCCTTCAGTACAAAATGCCCACCCAGACGGTGAAGGGCGGCAATACCGACACGATCTATGTCGGCGGCACGTTAGCCAAGTCCAGGATGATCGTTAAGCTTCACCCGGACGTGGCGCGACTGGCCTGGAAGTTCGGCCGCGCGCATCACCAAGTAGATTACGCGCCGTTCCGCGCTAACAAGCTGATCCGTCGTCCTGGCCTGGAAATCCCGGCCGCCGCCGATGAGTACGGCATGGCGCTGGTGCGGAACGGGGATCGCAATGACCATCACCGGCAGGCGGCCCAAGCCCACCAAGCTTCGTAAGCTTGAGGGTGTGCCAGGACACCGACCGCTCAACGAAAGGGAGCCGCAGCCGACCGGCGCGCTGGTCAAGCCGGACATCGTGACCGGAGAGGCCGCTAGAGAGTGGGATCGCACGGTCGGCTCCATGCCGCCCGGCCTCTACACCTCGGCCGACGCGCCGGTTCTCGCGGTCTATTGCATCGCATGGGTTCTGTTCCGCAACAGCATCGCGCAGGTGGCGCGAGACGGAATGACGGCCAAGGGCTCACAGGGTCAATCGGTGGTCAGTCCGATGCTGCTGATCGCGGCCAAGCAGAGCGAGATCATCCTCAGAGCGGCCGACCGGCTGGGGATGTCGCCGAGCGCAAGATCGCGGCTGGCGATGGGCGACGCGCCGCCGGACGCGGGAAAGTTCGCCGGACTGCTCGGCGGCGCTCCGCTGCGGTTGGTAACCTCGACCGGGCGGAAAGAGTCTGCGCCTTCATCGAGCGCCTGACCGTCCCGTCCGGGGTCGGCTCGGGCACCGCGATCCGGCTGCGCGACTGGCAGCGCCACTTCATCTTCGACGTCTACGCGCCGCAGTACACCGATGGCGCTCGGATGGTGCGTCGCGCGGTCTTCAGCCTCGGGCGCAAGAACGGCAAGACCCTGCTGGCGGCGGCGCTGGTGCTGGTCCATCTCGTCGGGCCCGAGGCCGAGCGCAACGGCGAAATCTACAGCGCCGCGAACGACCGCGAGCAGGCGGCGCAGGTGTTCAAGATGGCCCGGCAGATGGTCGAGGCCGAGCCCGAGCTGGCCCGGCTGCTGCGCGTGGTGGCTTCGACCAAGACCATCGTCTGCCTGGGCAACGGCTCGTTCTACCGCGCGCTGTCGGCCGAGAGCGGGACCAAGCACGGGCTCAACCCGACGTTCGTCATCTTCGACGAGCTGGCGCAGGCGCGCACCCGCGACCTTTACGATGTCCTGGACACCAGCATGGGCGCTCGCGCCGAGCCGCTGTTCCTGGCGATCTCGACCCAATCGAACGACCCGGAACACATCTGCTCGAAGCTGATCGACGACGGCCTAAGCGGCGCGGATCGCACGACCGTCTGCCACCTCTACGCCGCGCCCGAAGACTGCGACCTGATGGACGAGGCCGCGTGGCGCGCGGCGAATCCGGCGCTCGGCGATTTTCGCTCGCTGGAAGAGCTGGCCGTGCTGATGGCCAAAGCCAAGCGCCTGCCGGCTGAAGAGCCGAAGGTGCGGAACCTCTACCTAAACCAGCGGGTCAATCCGCTCTCGACCCTGATCTCGCGCCGCGACTGGATGGCCTGTCGCGGACCCTGCGCCTGGGTGCCGGGCGAGCGGGTCTATCTCGGCCTGGACCTGTCGGCGAAGGTCGATCTCTGCGCCCTGGTCGGCGTCTCGGCCGAGGATCACTCGCGGGTTTCGGCCTGGTTCTGGAAGCCCGGCGATTTCCTGGAAGAGCACGAGCGGCGCGACCGCGCGCCTTACCGGCAATGGGCGGCGAAGGGCTGGCTGGAAGCGCCGCCCGGCCGCTCGATCCACCCGCGCTCGGTGGCGCTGAAACTGGCGCAGCTCAGCGCCGAGTTCGACGTCGCCGGCCTCGCCTACGACCGCTGGGGCATCCAGAATCTGCTGCGCGAGTTCGACGAGGTCGGGCTTGAGGCGCACTCGGACGCCGAGCCCGGCGACGGCCTGCGGCTGATCTCCTGGGGCCAGGGCTACAAGGATATGTCGCCGGCCATCGACGCGCTGGAAACGGCGATCCTGCACGGCGAGCTGATCCACGACGAGAGCCCGGTGCTGAGCTGGTGCGTCGGCAACGCCATCGCCGTCACCGACCCGGCCGGCGGCCGCAAGCTGGACAAGACCAAGGCCCGATTCCGCATCGACGGCGCGGTGGCGCTGGCGATGGCGCTGGGCCTGAAGGCCCGCGAGCAACAGGAAAAACCCAAAGCCTATCAGATGCTGGTGATCTAGCGGCTGACGGCAGGCGGCGGGCTGAACGAAGGGAGCCCCCGCTATGTTCGACCGCGCTTACAGCGTGCTGCAAATCCGGCAGATCGACGAAGACGCCAGGACCATCGAAGGGATCGCCTCGACGCCAAAGCCCGACCGGATGGGCGACACGATCAACTCGATGGGCGCGACGTTCGCGATCCCGATGCCGCTGCTCTGGCAGCACGACTCGACCCAGCCCATCGGTGAGGTGACCTTCGCCAAGGCGACGCCGAAGGGCATCCCGTTCCGCGCTCAGCTCGCCAGCGTCGATGATCCTGGCGCGCTCAAGGACCGGCTCGACGAGGCCTGGACCTCGATCAAGATCGGCTTGGTCAAAGCCGTCAGCATCGGCTTTCGGGCGATCAAGTACGCCTTCATGGACGACGGCGGCATCGACTACCAGGAGTGGGAATGGCTGGAGCTGTCCGCCGTCACCATCCCGGCCAACGCCGACGCGACCATCACCACGATCCGTTCACTCGACGCGCAAGCCAGGGCCGCGACCGGCCGCAAAGGCTTGGAGCCGAGTGGGCGACCACCCGCCCCGCGCTCGGGGATTCCAACCAACCCCGAGACCAAGGAGGGCAAGACGATGCCCCGGACCAACGCTGAGCAAATCTCAGCTTTCGAGGCCACGCGCCAAGCCAAGGCCGCGCAGATGGCAACCCTGATGAACGCGGCCGGCGACGAGGGCGCGACGCTCGATGCCACCGATTCCGCCGCTTACGACGAGCTGGAAGCGGAGGTGTCGGGCATCGACCAGCACCTCGTGCGGCTGCGCTCGATGCAACGGCTGATGGCGTCCCAGGCCGCGCCGGTCGCCGCCGCGACCGACGATCCCTCGGCCTCCCAGGTGCGCGGCGGCTACACCCCGGTGCCGGCGTTCAGCGCCGGTCGCGGGGTGCCGATCATCGTGCCGAAGGGCACGGCGTTCACCCGCTACGCGATGGCGCTGATGGTGGCCAAGGGCGACCTGGGTCGGGCGGCCCATCTGGCCAAGAACGAGACGAGCTGGAACAGCACCACGCCCGAAGTCGCCCAGGTGCTTGAGGCGCAGTACGGCGGCGCGGACCTGGAGCGCATCATGCGCGCGGCGGTCGCGGCCGGCACGGCGGTTGACCCGGTCTGGGCCGGCCCGCTGGTGCAGTACACGATCATGGCGTCCGAGTTCGTCGATCTGCTGCGGCCGGCGACGATCATCGGCCGCATTCCCGGACTGCGCCGTGTCCCGTTCAACGTGAAAATCCCGCGCCAGACGGCCGGGTCGAGCGTCGGGTGGGTCGGCGAGGGTAAGCCGAAGCCGGTGTCATCGCTGGCCTTCGACACGATCACCCTGCGCTGGGCCAAGGCCGCCGGGATCGTCGTCCTGACCGACGAGCTGGTGCGCTTCTCCAACCCCTCGGCCGAGGCGCTGGTGCAGAACGACCTGATCCAGACTATCGCGATGTTCCTGGACCAGCAGTTCACCGACCCGGCCATCGCCGCGATAGTCGATGTCTCGCCGGCCTCGATCACCAACGGCGTCCCGCCGGTCGTAGCATCAGGCACCGATGACGCCGCTTTCCGCGCCGACCTCCAGAAGCTGATCGCGACGTTCACCAACCAGAATCTCAGCACGGCCGGCGCGGTGCTGCTGATGACGGAGACGCAAGCCGCCGCTATCGGGATGATGTTGTCGCCGCTCGGGACCTACCTCTATCCGGACATCACGGCGACCGGCGGCTCGATCCTCGGGATGCCGGTGATCACCTCGCAGAACGCCGGGCTGATCGACTCGGTGGACACCCCGGTGGCCGGGCGGATCATCATGGCCAAGGCGAACGAAATCCTCCTGGCCGACGACGGTCAGGTGCTGCTGGACGCCAGCCGCGAGGCGTCGGTGCAGATGGACTCAGCTCCGGATTCGCCGCCGACCGCGACCACCGTGACGATGTCGTTCTGGCAGAACAACATGGTCGGCCTGCGCGCGGAACGTTGGATCAACTGGGAGAAGCGCCGCGCTGGCGCGGTCCAGTGGATCAACGACGCCGCCTACGTCTGACCATCAGGGGCCGGTCGCCGAAGCGGACGGCCGGCCCCGCCTTTTTGCCAGGAGATCGACCATGCGCCTCATCGCCAATCGAGCGTTCACCTACCGGGGCCACGCGCTGAAGGTCGGCGAGGTGTTCGAGGCCAAAACCAGCGACGCCCGCGCCTGGAAGGCCACGCGCTTCGCCAGCGATGCGCCGCCCGAGAAGCCCGCGTCCAAGAAGTCCGCGCCCGAGCCCGAGAAGGTCGACTCTGAGCCGCACGCCGCGCCCGAGAAGCCCGCGCCTGACAGGGGAAGCCAGTACCGCAATCGCAGGCTTAGGACCGACGACTGATGCGCGTGCTCGGGCTTGAGATCACCGTCACCAAGGCCGCCGACAAGTCGCCCCAGGCGCTCAGCCGCGCCGACGACGCCTTTGCGCCGGTCGATGGGCGCGGCGGCGGCTGGTTCCCGATCATCCGCGAGGGCGATACCGGCGACTGGCAGCGCAACATCGTCACCACCGGCATCAGCGTGGTGCAATCGGTCTGGGTGTTTCGCTGCGTCTCGCTGATCTCCAGCGACATCGCCAAACTCACCCTCAACCTGCTGCAGCAGGCCGGCGATATCTGGGGCGCGACCACCTCGGCCGCGTTCTCGCCGGTCCTGACCAAGCCAAACGACTACCAGAATCGCATCCAGTTCATCGAAAACTGGGTGATTTCCAAGCTGACGCGGGGGAATGCTTTCATCCTGAAAGAGCGCGACCAGCGCAACGTCGTGGTCGCGCTTCACGTCTTGCATCCGGACCGCTGCTGGCCGCTGGTCGCGCCGGATGGCTCGGTGTTCTACCAGCTCGGCCGCGACCTCCTGGCCGGCGTGGGCGAGCCTGACCCGGACTTCCCGGCGGTGCCGGCGAGCGAGATCATCCACGACCGCTGGAATTGCCTGTTTCACCCGCTGGTCGGGCTCTCGCCGATCTTCGCCTGCGGCATGGCGGCGATGCAGGGCGTCTCGATGCAGGCGGCCATGACCGGCCTGTTCAGGAACGGCGCGCGTCCTGGCGGCGTCCTGACCGCGCCGGGAGCCATCGGCGACGACACGGCGGCGCGGCTGAAGACCTACTGGGAGGCCAACTTCACCGGCTCGAACTCCGGGCGCGTCGCGGTGCTGGGCGACGGCCTGAAGTTCGAAGGCCTGATGATGACGGCGACCGACGCGCAGTTTCTCGAACAGATGAAGCTCGGCGGTCAGACCATCTGCGCGGCGTTCGGCGTGCCGGCCTACATGGTCAACCTGGACATCTACCCTCGCAGCGTCAGCATCGAGGCGCTGACCCAGATGTATTACGGCCAGTGCCTGCAAATCCACATCGAGAGCATCGAGCTATGCCTCGACGAGGGGCTGGCGCTGCCGGCTCAGTACGCGATCAAGTTCGACCTCGACGGGCTGCTGCGGATGGATCAGGCCAGCCAGATCAAGGCCCTGGTCGAGGGCATCGGCGGCGGGCTCTACGCGCCGAACGAGGGGCGCGAAAAGCTGAACCTGCCGCCGGTCACGGGCGGCGAGACGCCTTACCTGCAACAGCAGAACTACAGCCTCGCGGCGCTGGCCAAGCGCGACGAGGGCGACCCGTTCGCGCCGCCGCCAGCCCCGGCTGCGCCGCCCGCGCCGGTCGGCGACACGGCCGAACCGGCCGACGAACCCGTTGACCCGGCGACGGCGGGCAAATGGTTGAGCGAGGTGTTCGTGCATGTCGATAACCAGCTCGCCACTACTGCCTGACGCGCGCTCGTTCGGCGAGCAGCTCGCGCAGCGCATCCAGGCCGCGATCCGCCCGCTGCTGCGCCGGCTGGAGCAGATCGAGCAGCAACCGCTCGCGCGGGACGGCCGCGACGGCCAGCCGGGCGTTCCAGGCGCTCCCGGCGCACCCGGCGAGAGCGGCCGCGACGGCCTCGACGGCGCGCGGGGCCAGGACGGACGCGATGGCACGGACGGTGCGCCGGGCGTGGACGGCCGCGACGGCCAACCCGGTGTTCCTGGCGCTCCCGGCGCTCCGGGAGCTCCGGGCGAGAACGGCCGCGATGGGCGCGACGGCCTCGATGGCGCGGCGGGCGTGGACGGCCGTGATGGCCAGGACGGGTTCGGGTTGGAACAGCTCGACCTCGACGTGATCGGCGGCGGGCGGACCATCCTGGCCACGTTCACCAGCGGCGAGCGCCAGCTACGGCGCGAGGCGCGGACCGCGATGATGCTCTATCGCGGCGTGTTTCAGGCGGGTGCGGTCTACGAGCCCGGCGATATGGTGACCTGGGCCGGATCGCTCTGGCACTGCAACGCCGAGACCACCGACCGGCCGGGCGAAGGTGGGGCGACCTGGACTCTGGCGGTCAAGAAGGGTCGCGACGGCAAGGATGGCGCGGTCGGCGCGAAAGGCGAGGTCGGGCCGGCTGGGCGCAACGGGCGCGATCTGACCCAGCTCGGGCCGGACGGCGCGCGGCATTGAGGGAGGCGGACCGATGGTCGCTCTGGTGTCTCAGGACGAGGCCTTGCGGCAGTTGCGGCTGGTCGAGGCGGGGCTCACCGCCGACCAACTGGCCGACGTGCTGGCCAAGGCCGATCAGGCCTCGGCGATTGTCTCGGACTATCTGAAGGTGCCGTTCACCGAGGGCCCGACGCCGCCCTCGCAACAGCGGCGGCGCAGTGCGCGGGATAGCGATAGCGGCTGGTGGGGCGGCGGCTGGTGGGGAGATTGGACGCTGCCGCCCGTCGTGCCGCCCACGCCGCCCGATCCGTTCACGCCGGCCAATGTGCCCACGGTGGTCAAGGCGGCGATCCTGGTGGTGCTGACGGCGCTCTATGACGGTCGCACGCCCGAGGACATCCTGCTCTCCGACCCGATTGCGGCGATCCTCTGGCGGCGGCGCGACCCGGCCCTGGCCTGAATGTGTGGGTGCGGATCGTCCGGGAGCGGCGGTTTCTGCTGCCTGAAGATCACCGCGTCTGCATCCACTTCACCGCCGGGCTGGTGGTGTCGGTGAAGCGGCGTTGGGGCGAGCACCTGATCCAGGCCGGCGATGCGGTGGAAGCGCCGACGCCGCCGCGCCGCTCGGTAACGGGATGAGAAGCAAATGGCGTTGCAGAAGCAAACGTTGTTGCAGACGCGACAGCCTGGGCTCGCCGGCCTGCTGCGCGAGACCGTGACGTTTCAGCAGCACGCGCTCGACGTTAACGGCGACCGGCTGGGTCCGTGGACGGATATGTTCGACCTCCCGGCGCGGGTGGTCGCCCAGACGCGCGGCGAGCAGGTGCTGCAGCAGCGGATCGCGGGCGTTCAGCCGGTGCAGGTGACGCTGCGGCTCGATCTGCTGTCGGCCCAGATCGACACCGACTGGCGGATGGTCTGGCTCAACTGGCCGTTTGAGATCACCGCCGTCGCGGTCGATGAGCTGGGCGCGTCTGTCGCCCTGCTGGCGGTGCGGGCGCGCGACGTGGTGTCAGCGTCGTGAGCGTCACCGTCACCGTGACCGGCGGCGACAAGATCGCGCCGATGATGGCGAAGCTGACGAGCCAGAGCCGCGCGACGCTGAAGGCCGGCAACAAGAAATCCGCCGACGAGTTCATGGCGCTGGTGAAGCTGGCGGTGCCGCAGGACCCGGCCGACAGCCACGGCCACCTCGCCGGTACAGTGCAGGAGTCCGACGTCGGCGAGGTCGGCGTGCAAGTCTCGATTGGCGACGCCGAGCGGCCTTACCCGGCGCACCTGGAGTTCGGCCACCGTTCGCGCGGCGGCTCGCACGTCCCGGCCAAGGCGTTCTGGTATCCGGCCAAGCGCGTGACCCAGAAGCGCGCCCACGACCGCATCCTGAGAAACGAGCGGGCGGCGATCAAAGCAGCGGCGGCAAGCGGGTGAGGCGATGGACGATCCGGCCGCCGCATTCCACGCCGCGCAAGACGCCGCCCTGCGCGGCTCGTTCGACCTCGCGGCGCTGTTCCCGGACTCCGTGGTCCGCATCTATTCGGTCGTTCCGCAGAACGCCCCGCTGCCGTTCATCCGCATCGGCGACGACCAAGTGATGAGCGACGGCGAAGAGTGCGCCTCGTCGTCGGAGATATTCGCGCTGGTGCATATCTGGACCAAGCCCGACCCGCCGGGCGTGCAGCTCGGCCGGCTGATGGCCGGCGTGATCCGCGACACGCTCGCGCCCGACCTCGCCATCGCCGGCTTCGATACCGTCCTGGCGACGTTCGTCGATGCCCGCCACCTTACCGATCCGGACGGCAGCAGCCACGCCGTCCTGACCTTCCACTATTTCACCACAGCCGAACCGGAGGACTGAAAATGGCCGTGACTCCCGTAAAATACGCCAGCGGCGTCAAGCTGCTGATCATGGTCGGCGATGGCGGTTCGCCGGAAATCTTCACCGCGTTTTGCACCATCAACGCGGCGCGCTCGGTGGTCGGCGACGCCGCCACCAACGACTTCAACATCCCGGATTGCGAAGACCCGGACGCGCTCGGCTGGCTGGCGCGCGAGAAGGTGTCGCTGAGCTATTCGGCGACCGGCGCGGGCATCCTGAACACGCCGGACGTCCAGGCCTTCACCGACTGGCTGGCCGACCCGAACTCGCGCAACTGCCAGATCGTCGTCGATATCCCGGCCACCGATGGCGGCGTGATCTTCGCCGGGCCGTTCCACCTCACCCACTTCGAAATCACGGGCGACCGGGGGGCGAAGATGGCGGCCACGCTCAACCTGATCAGCGATGGTGAAATCCTCGTCACGGCCACCGACACGCTCACCGCCGCCGCTGCCGCGCCAGCGCCTCGGGTGCGCGCCCCGGCCGCGCCGCAACAGGCGGCCGTGACGGCGTGAGTCGCGGCGGCGAGGTCACCTGTCAGTGGGGCGACGCCGAGCGCACGTTTCGCCTCGGCATTGGCGAGTGGCGCAAGGTCCAGGAGACCTGTGACGCAGGACCGGCCGAAATCGCCGGGCGGCTGGCGTCCTGGGCGGCGATGCGCCAACGCGCGCCGGGCGTGTCGTTCCTCGACCTCCTGGCCGGTGGCGCTCTTGGCAAGTGGCGCATCGACGACATCCGCGAGCCGCTCTATCGCGGCCTGATCGGCGGTGGGATGAGCCCGACCGGCGCAGGCCTGCTGATGCGCGACCTGTTTGACGCCCGCCCGCTGACCGAGAACATCGCGCTGGCGCTGGAGGTGGTGCTCGCCTCGCTGGTCGGTCCGAAGGACGAGCCGGTGGGGGAGCCGCTCGGGGAGACGTCAGGGACGAACGGGACGCGCTCCCCCGAGGGAAACTCAGGTTCGCCGATTTCTATGGATCGGGCGCAGTGATGGGGTTCACGCCGGCCGAGGTTGACGCCTGTTCGCTCTGGCAATTCCTGGCCGCGCGCGACGGCTGGATCAAGGCCAACACCGTCGAGCGAGACCAGACGCCGACACCGGAAGAGCACGACGCGCTGATCGCGAAGTGGGGCTGAGCCATGGCCACCGAGATCGACCGGCTGATCGTGGCGTTTGACGCCGACTTCACGCGCATGTCGGCGAAGCTCGATCAGGTGATCGCCAAGAACAAGGCGGCCAAGGCCCAGGTCGAGGCGTCCTGGGCCGGCGGCGGCGGCCTCAAGGCGGCCGAGGCGGCGTTCGACAGCCTCGCCGAGCACGCCAGCGCGGCCGCCAGCTCGATCCCTGGCGTGGGCGCGGCGCTGGCGGCGCTGGGGCCGGCCGGCATCGCCGCCGGCATTGCGCTGGGCACGTTCCTGGCGGCGGCCGAGGGCACCAAGAAGTTCGCCGAGTTTTCCGAGAACCTGGAGCAGACCGCCAAGTCGCTGAACCTGACCACCACCGAGGTCCAGGAGTTCGATCACGTCTTCACCGCGCTGGGCGTCAACGTCGATAGCGGGCGCAAGACGCTGCAGGCGCTCTCGACCGACATCGGCAACATCGAGAGCGGCGTGGCCAAGGCGCAGCAGGTGAAAATCTTCACCCAGGCGCTGAACATCACCCCGGAGCAGTTGCGCGGCTGGGGCACGCTGGAAGAGCAACTGCCGCACGTCCTGGACGCGATGGCCCAGATGAACAGCCAGGAGCTGCAAGGTTTCGCCACCCGGCTGCACCTCGATCCTGGCGTAGTGGCGTCGCTGGTTGCGGGGCGCGACGCGATCTCGGGCCTGATCGACGAAGCGCACCGCTACGGGCTGGTAGTGGACGCCGACGTCATCGCCAAAGGGGCCGAGGCGAACAAGGAACTGAACACCGCCGCGCAGATCATCAAGGACAACCTGATAGTCGCCTTCGCCGACCTCGCGCCGACTATTGTCGATGTGGCCAAGGCGCTCGCCCAGGCCGCCATCGGCCTGGGCGACTTCATCGCCATGTTCAAGCCGCTTGAGGCGCGCAGCAACTTGGCGCTGTCGGACCGCCTCAAGCAGCTCAATGCGACGAACCTGCAACTGACCACCACCTATGGCCCCGGAAACTTCATGGGGCCGAACGCGGGCGGTAAATCCGAGAGCGCCTATCAGACTTATCGACAGAACTTGGTGGAGCAGAAGCGGATCGAGGAAATCCAGGGCGTGCGTAAGTTGGCCGATCCTGGCCAGCCGCCGACGCCGCCGCCGACGCAGGTGATCGCGCCGAAGACGCCGAAGGCGAAAGCGACGCCCACGGACGAAACGGCGGCGCAGGACGCTGCCGCCAAGCAGGCGCTGGACTCGGCCACCCGCGACGCGATCTCGGCGCAGGAAGCTCTCGCCACCACGATCCAGGAGCGCGTCGAGGATCAGCTCGCGGTGCTGAAGGCCGAGCACGACGCCAAGATCGACGCGCTGACCAAGAAGGAAGCCGACATCGCGAGGCTGAAGGACGCCAGCGACACCGACAAAGCCGGCCAGCTCGACTCGCTGAAAGCGGCCAAGGCGCAGGAACAGATCGCCTATCAGGCCCAGGAAGAGCTGACCGTCCGAACCGCCGTCGTCGCCGAGCTGGACGCCCAGCTCGCCTCGCTCGATGAGGCTTCGAAGTTCCAGCAACAGATTCTGACGGCGCAGAGCGATCACTACACCGCCCAGGCCGCCCTCGCGACCACGGCTAAGGCGCGGGCGGCGCTGAGCCAGAAGGCGCTCGACGCGCAGCAGGCGGCCGAGAACGTGGCGAACCAGAACGCCCTGACCCAGGCCGAGGGCGGGGTGGATAAGGCGGCGATCAGCGGCAACGTCGACGACGTGCTGAGCGCCCTCGATAAGGTCATGGCCGCGCAACAGACGATTGCCGCCGCCCAGGTCAAGCAGAGCGATGCCCAGGCGACCCTGGCCAAGACCAACCAAAACCCAATTCAGGTGTACTCGGACAGTCTGAAGGACCTTAACACGCTGATGATGACGGACGGCGTCGACGCGGCGAAGAGCCTCTCGGACGGCCTCGCCGACGCCATCGTCAACGCCAAGAGCCTCGGCGACGTGGTGTCGAGCGTGTTTCGCACCCTGGTGCAGCAGATCATCTCGCAAACGCTGCAGCAGAGCGTGACGGGCCCGCTGCTGTCGGCCCTGGCCGGCGCGTTTCTGCCCGCCTTGGGCGGCGCTACCGCGTTCGGCAATATAACGCCCCGCGTGCTCCCGCACGCCGCCGCCGGCACCAGCTTTTCACAGGGCGGGCTGACCCTGGTCGGCGAGCAGGGCCCGGAGCTGGTCAACCTGCCGACCGGCGCGCAGGTGATCTCGAACGCGGCGCTGCGAAACCTCGGCATGGGCTCGCCGACCCAGGCGGGGCCGACGATCCTGTTCGACAACCGGGGCGCGGTGATCTGGGAGCAGGCCGCGCGCCAGATGATGAGCTATGCGGATCGGGCGGCGGCGCAGGCGGGCGTGACCGGGGCGCAGTTCGCCCGGAGCGCCACGCCGAGCGATCTGGCGCGCGATGCGTCCCGGAGGTTGGGGTGACCGTCCAACTGCCCTTCATCCCCCGCAGCGCGACCCTGACGCCGCATCTGGTGCGAGTCGGCGGCGACCTCACCTCGACGCTCGGCGGCCCGACCCAGCGCATCACCCGGATCGGCACGCGCTACTCGGCCGATGTCTCGCTGCCGCCGCTGGACGCCGACTGCGCCGCCCAGTGGCTGGCCTGCATGTTGGAGGCCGAGGCCAGCGGCGACACGCTCAGCCTGCCGATGCCGCAGATGATCCCGGAGGCGAAGACCTTGCCGCCGCTCTACGCGAGCGGGAGCGCCGGCAGCAACCTGATGACGTTCGCAGGCGGCGTGCGCCCGCCGGTCGGCGCGTGGCTCTCGATCCTGGTCGGCGGCCGCAACTACCTGCATTTCGTCACCGCCCTGGTCGGCGCGACCCAGGCGTCCGTGGGCCCGCTGCTGCGGGCGACGTTCCCGGACGGCACGGCGATTCAGTGCGATACCCCGCTCTTGGAAGGGTTCGTCGCCGATACGTCCTGGTCGGTCGAGTTTTTTCGATTCGTTGGCCATACGTTCACCATCACCGAGAGCGCCTGACGATGGACGACGCCACCTATATCTCGGGCCAGTTCGACCCGCCCTCGCTGCTGGTCTTCGTCGCGGTCGAGATCGAGCTGGCGGTCGGCTACCTGCGCCTGATCGACGGCTCGGGCGAGGTGACGTTCGCCGGGCTGACCTTCACCGGCCTGGATCCGACCTACGGCGTCCTGGCGGCGTTCGACGCGGTCAGCGATGGGTTCGGCAACACCGCGCCGGCCCTGCGCGTCACCATCAATCCGCCCACGGCCGACGCCGCCGCGATCCTGGCCGGCGAGGACATGCAGGGCCGCTCGGTGCGGATATGGCTCGGCACGCTGACGCCCGGCCAGGGCGTGCTGGCCGCGCCGCTGCTGGTCTTCATCGGTCAGGTGGATCAGGGCGTCCTGGCGGTCGGACTCGGCACGCGCAGCCTCGCGCTCGATTGCGTGAGCATCTGGGAGCTGATGTTCGACGACGCGCAGGGCACGCGCCTGACCAACGCCTTCCATCAGTCGGCGTGGCCGGGCGAGCTGGGGTTCGAGTATGTCACCGCCGTGACGCGTCAACTTCCGTGGGGCGCTGACACGCCGCGCCCGCAGGTGGTCGCCGATGCGCTTACCGTCAAGCTCTGAGAAGAACCTGCTGGTGCGCCGGGTCGAGATCGCCCAGGAGGCGCTCGACGAATTCCGAGGCAAGCCGTTCGTCTGGGGCTCGTTCGACTGCGCGCGGCTGGGCGCGTTCGTGCTGCGCCGCTGCGGCTACAAGCCGAATCTCGCGCGCTTCGGCGACTACAAGACCGAGCTGGCGGCGCGGCGGGCGCTGGCGCGGCAAGGTCATGCGTCGCTGGCGTCGGCGGTCGATGCGCTGGGGCCGATGCGGATCGCCCCGGCCGCGACCTTGCCGTGCGACCTGATCGCGTTCCCAGGCCAGGAGGGCGGGCTTGACGGGCTGACCGTGGTGCTCGGCAATGGCCGGGTGCTCGGCTTCACCGAGGCCGCCGAGCACGGCGCGTGCTCGATCATCGACGCGCACCTGCAACACGCGACCGCCGCCTGGAGCGTCCCGCCGTGGCGAAAGTAGCCCTGTTCGTCGGCATCGCGGTTCTGACGGTGATCGCTGCGCCGGTCGCGGCCGGCTTCCTCGCGACCGGGCTGGCCGGGGCCATCGGGGGCGTCGCCACGGGGCTCGGCGCGTTCATCGGCGCGGCCGGCCCCTTGGCCGCGATCTCGGCCTGGGGCACCGTGGCGCTGTTCGCGGCGACGGCGCTGACGTCACCCAAAGTCGGCAAAGGCGCGGCCGGCTCGCAGGTGCAATTCCAGGCCGACCCGACCGCCGGCATCCCGCTGATGCTCGGGCGCTCGGCGACCGGCGGCAAGATCATCCACGGCAACACCGATGGCCAAGCCGACAAGAACAAGGCGCTGTACTACCTGATCGCCCTGACCGGCGGCCCGCTCGGCAACTTCGAAAGCCTGATCGCTTCGGCCAAGCCGACCACCTTCGACGGCAGCGGCGCTTGCACCTCGCCGGCCGAGTGGGCGGGCAAGATGTTCCTGCGGACCACGCCGGGCGACAAACCCGACTCCCAGGCCTACTTCCCGGCCGGCATCAGCGCGGGTCTGGTCCCGGAATGGACGGCCGCCCACAAGGTCAGCGGCGTGGCCTGCGCGTGGTGGACTCTGGACTACGACACCACCGCCTACCCGACTGGCGTGCCTGCGCCGCTGTTCGTCATCCGAGGTCCGGGCGTCTATGATCCGCGTGCTGACAGTTCCTATCCGGGCGGCAGCGGATCGCAGCGGTGGAACGACCCGACCACCTGGAGTCTGACCGGCAGCGACAATCCCTTCCTCCACGGTCTGGCGTGGTGCATCGGCCGATTCGACAACGGCAAGCTGGTGCATGGGATCGGCGCACCCATCGACGCCATCGACGTGGACGCCTTCGTCCAGGGCGCGAACGTCTGCGATGCGAACGCCTGGACCTGTGGCGGCGAGGTGCTGACCAGCGACGCGAAATGGGCCGTGCTGACCTCGATCCTGCAGGCCGGCGGCGGCGAGCCGATCCAGCTCGGCGGCCTGATCTCGGCGTTCGTCCGTACACCGAAAGTCATCCTGGCCACGGCGGTCGGCGCGGACGTGGTGGGGAACGTCTCGATCACCGGGACCAAGCGGCGGCGCGACCGGCTGAACCAGATCATTCCGACCTATCGATCCGAGGCGAACGCTTGGCAGCTCGTACCGGCCGGCCCGGTGACGGTCAACGAGTACATCGGCCCGGACGGCGGCCTGCGAAGCAAGGAGGCCAGCTATCCGCTGGTCCAGGACGCCGGGCAGGTGGCGCAGCTCGCCGCCTACGACATCCTGGACGCGCGCGAGTTCGAACCCATCGTGCTGCCGATGGGGCCGCGCTGGCAGGGCGTGAAACCGGGCGACTGCATCGAGATCACCGAGCCCGAATTCGGCATGGGCGAGGGCCAGCCGGTGATCATCGAGACCCGGCAGCTCGATCTGGTCTCGGGCACGGTGACGCTGAGCTGTCGCAGCGAGACGCCCGGCAAGCACGACTATGCGCTGGGGCGCACGCCGAGCCCGCCGCCGATCCCCGGCCTCGTGCCGAGCGACCCGTCCTATGTCGCCGCGCCCGATCCTGGCACCTGGACCGCCACGGGCGGCGTGCTGACCGGCGCGGACGGCTCGCAGGTGCCGGCGATCATCGTGACCGGCGCGGTGAACGATCCGAACGTCAACGGCGTCATCGTCGAGTATCAGCTCCAGCTATCGGCCGGCGTGTTCGGCGACTGGGTCTCGAACCTGTTCGCCGCGACCACCCGCCGGATGGAGTTTCGCGCGGTCATCAGCGGCGCGACCTACCACGTCCAGGTGCGCTATCGCTCGGTGCGGAGCGTCGAGTCCGCCCTGGTCCTGGACCTCGGGCTGGTGACGGTCGGAGCCTCGATCTCGGGCGGCGTGACCCAGATCGGCGGGCAGACGCCCGAAGAGCTGATCGACCAGCTCAACCAGACCACCGCGCTCGGCCAGCAGACCTCGGCGCAAGCCTCGCAGACGGCCAGCGATCTGGTTTTCACCAACCAGAATCTCCACGACGCCACCACGCTGTCGGACGGCACGTCGCTGGAGACGTACACGGTCAATAACGTCACCAGCCTGACCAACTCGGCGAACTATTCGGTGACCCGGCTGGACGCCATCGGCGTGCTGCGCTCGGACGGCGACACCTTCCAGCTCTCCGACACGACCCTTTATGCCGATGCGTCAAACACCTGGGGCAACTTCAAGCAGAGCCTGCAGACCTCTATTGGCAACAACACGGCGGCGATCACCACCGAGCAGACCGCCCGCGCCAACGCCGACAGCGCGCTGTCCACCTCGATCTCGAATGTCTCGACCACGGTCGGCGGCCACACCGCCGACATCACCAACCTGCAAAGCTCGGTGAACGGCCTCAACGCGCAGTGGGTACTGTCGGTCTCATCGACCGGGCCAGGATACGCCGAGGTTGCCGGGATCAAGCTGGCGGCCAACCCGACCAGCTCGTCCATCGCCTTTGTCGCCAATCAGATCGGCTTCACCGATGGCACCACCAACGTCTATCCGCTGTCGGTGGTCGGCGGCAAAGTGATCGCCACCAACTTCCAGGCCGACGACATCAAGGCCAACACGATCACCACCAACATGATCGTCGCCAACAACATCAGCGTGGCGAGCCGGGTCCCTTTCAGCGGATCGTTGTTCATTCCAGCCGGCTCGGCCGCGCAGGTTCTGGTGATCTCGGCCACGCCCGTTTGCTCGGGCGGCTATATCGACATCGACCTCTGGTTCAACGCCAGGGCGTCGCCGGGAGCCGATGGCGACATCATCTACGGGTTTTATTTCGACGGCACGCTGATCGACACCTTTGGCACCTCGTCGCACTCGCTCAATTACGGCTCGCAATACAATTCATCCTACTACAGTTATAAGCATAAGCCGGCCGCCGGCAGTCACACCTACGCCGTTTATGTCTATAACAACGTCAACACTGGCACCTTGACCGCCTACGTCACTAAAGGCGCGATTACTATTCTCGACAACAAGACGCAGTCCTGAAGGGGGCGCAGCCATGATGCCCGGCACCTACCCGCTGATCATCTACCGGGCGGACGATCACGCCTGGAGGTTCGTGTTGTGGCAGGACGCGGCCAAGTCGGTGCCGGTCGATCTGACCGGCGTTACGGTCGCGGCCGAGGTCCGGGATCGCCCGGCCGGCGCGTCGATCTTCCCGCTCGCGCTGACGGTGACGCTGCCGAACATCATCGACGCAGAGCTGGACCATGACATCACCGCGCAATTGCCGGCGAGCGGGCGTTGGGATTTGCAGTTGACCGATCCGGCCGGCTGGGTCTCGACCATCCTGGCTGGCGGCGTGACGGTGACCGGCGACATCACCGACAGCAGCGGCGAGCCGGCTGCGGCGAGCGACACGCCGGCCCCGGCGCGACGTCGGGCCGGCTATCTGGTGGAGGGCTGAGCATGGGCGATCCGTTCGACGCGCAACAGGTGGTCCTGGTCGAGGCCGACACGCTGGCGCAGCAGGTGGTCCTGGTCGAGGCCGAGATCATCCAGGGCCTGCCAGGGCCGCAGGGCCCGGTGGGGCCGGTAGGTCCGGTTGGGCCGGTCGGGCCGGTGGGTCCGGTTGGGCCCATCAGCAGCGTCACCTCGACGACGCCGAATATCGCGGTGGCCAACCCGACCACCGCGCCGGCTCTGACGCTGAACCCCAACCTGACGCTCAGCACGCTGGGGGTCGGCTCGGCGCTCCAGCCCAGCACGCCGTTCTCGGTCTACTCGAACACCCCTCGCGGCTATGTCGGCGATCTCATCGGCGACGGCATCGCCACGACACTGTCGCTCGACACCTACTCGAACGACGCCGTGCAGCCGGTGATCACCACGCAGAAGGCGCGCGGCACGCTGGCCGCGCCGCTGGCGGTGATCGCAGGCGACAGCCCCGGCTCGTACAATTTCCGGGGCTATGACGGGACGCAGTTCCTCGGCGTCGCCTCGATCCAGGCCTGGATCGGCGGGATCAACGGAGCCGGCGATATCTCGGCCGACCTGTCGTTTCAGACCCGGCCGCAAGGCACTGGCGTGGGGCTGACCGAGCGCATGCGGATCAAGCGCGACGGCACGATCCAAGCCGGCGGCCCGAACTCACCCGGCACCAAATATGGCTTTTACGACAACACGGTCGGCAACATCCTGGAGGTCGTTGGCGATGGCGTTGGGGTCTGGGTGGGGCCAACGATCTATAGCGCGACAGGCCAGCCCGTCTTGCAGGTGCAGCGTTCTCGCGGCACGCGCGCCGCGCCGACGCCCGTCGCTGGCGGCGATCTCATCGGCCGCTTGGCTGCGAACGCTTACGACGGGTCAGCTTTTGAGTCGCTCAGCCTCATCGACACCGTGGTTTCGGTGATCAACGGGCCGAACGACATTTCGGGCGACCTGTCGCTCAAGGTCCGGCCGAATGGCGTCGGCGCTGCGGCGACCGAGCGCCTGCGCCTCGCCCACGACGGCACCTTGTATTTCGGCGGCTCGGCCGCCCCGGTCGGGACGGTCAGCCCCGCTGGCGATCTCAGCATGACCGGCAAAATCTTCGCCGAGAACTCTTCGATGGTTCTCTATAGCGACGCTCAATACAACTACCTAACGATGTACAATGTAGCGCCCTATGCTTACTGGGCTCTCGAAAAGGCGACTAGCAATTTGGCTTGGAAGGCCAATAATAACACGACGTTGCTGTATTGCGATAGTTCTGGAAACTTCAGCGCGGGCGGGAACGTCAGCGCGGGCGGGAACGTCAGCGCGAATAGCAAGATTTTTGCCTACAACAACGAACTCGCCTTCTACGGCGATGCCAATAACGACTACCTCGTTTGTAACCAAACACAGTCGGCTTACTGGTCGTATGCCAAAGCGACAGGGCTTCTTAATTGGAGTAACGCCAACACGGGTTTATTCACCATTGATAGCGCGGGCAACGTCACCGCCGTCGGCATTATTCAGACCGGGCCGAGCGGCAACACCCAGATGAAGGGCGACTCGGCTGGCGGGTACTTCGTCCTCAATGCGGCGCAGTCGACTTTCTTGAGCTACAGCAACTCAGACAAGCACCTGTACTACACTCAAAACGGCAATGTTGTCTTCGCGATCAGCTCCACTGGGCAAGTCACGGCTTTCGGCATCCCCATCGGCGGGGCCAACCAGATCGTCGCGGGTTACTTCGTCAACGGGACGACGTGGAACGCCGAGCGGATCGGCATCAGTATCGACGGCACGCACGCCAACGCGGTCTATTCGAACAGTTCGGCGACGGCGACGTGGTCAACGACCGGCTCGGATCGCCGGCTCAAGCGCAACCTGAAGCCGGCCGGCGACGCGCTCGGCATCGTCAACCAGCTCCAGGTCTACGATCTGGACTACAAGACGAAGCGCGGCCGAGCCGAAGGATTCCCCGCGCCCAAGACCCAGCACTGGCCGTTCAGCCTGATCGCGGACGAGGTGGGCGATCTGATGCCCCACGCGGCGATCCAGCAGACCGAGGACGACGGCGACCATTGGATCGGGTTGCACCCGCAGCACCTCGTCGCGACGCTCTGGCGGGCGGTGCAGCAGCTCAGCGCGCGGGTCGAGGCGCTAGAGGCGGCGGCTCGCTAGGTCCCTTCGGTACTTGATCACGCGACCGACGCTCAGGGCTTGGCGCGCGATGCGGACCATGTCGGCCGTCCCGTCGCCACCCGGAAACGCCAGGACGTAGTCGGGCGCGAATTCGCTCAGCATCCGGCGATTTCGCAGCGGGCCCGCGCTTGGCCCGAACCTCGTCCAGTCGGCCGGGTACGGCACGCGCTCGACGCCGTGCGCCGCCGCCCAGTCTCGCGCCATGTGATCGACGCCGCGATAGTCGCCGTCAGCCAGGACAGCGATAGGCTCGACGGCATCGTGAAAGGCGTCCAGGCACCGATAGACAAAGGCGCGGTCGGTCCAGTCTCGGCCGCCGCAGACGATCACGCGCGCCACCAGCCTACTCGACGCCCAGCCGCTGCTTCAGACGCGCCAAGTCGAGATCGTCACCCCAGACCTTCTCGGCGAGCGCGAGCAGCAGCATGGCGCTGCCCGGCATGTCACCGCCCAGCAGGTAGCCGACCGCCAGGGCGACGGACGATGTCGCCATACTGAGGCTGGCGCGTCCGCTCACCAAGTCGGACGCCTCGGCCCAGGCGTCCGGTATTTTCGTGCTCGTCATCAGGATGGTCCCCCGCTAGCGCCACGCCAGCCATACCACGAACCCGGCGCAGGGGGGCGAGGTCGCGCCGCTCAGCAGCAGGTAGGCGGCGGCGTAGATCACGGGACTGGGCATCAGCCCTGGTTACGCTTCCTCGCGTCGCCCCGCCAGAGGGCCGCTGGCGGGCGTTCGAGGTCCGGAGCCTCAGTAGCCCAGGCAAACCGCCCGAGGCCGTCAGCGGCGCTCTGAGCCGCCCTGGCGGGGGTTTTTCGCCGAGGTCGGGTCTATCGCGACGATCAGGGCCAGGATGTCGGCCTTGAGCGCGGCGATGCCGGCCGCATACGCCTTGCCGAGCCCGTAGGCCTTGATCAGCGGCGTGAGGTGATCGCCCGGCGTGGTGGCGTAGGTCGAGAGCCGCGCCATCGCTGCCAGCAGCGCCGTCGAGGTCGGCTTGGTCATGGGGGTGTTTCCTCTTCCTCGTTCCGGGCGAGCTGAGCCTGCCCGATCAGCCACGCGAAGATCGCGCCGATGGCCGCCTCGTCGTCGGCGATGATCTCGATCCGCTTCAGGCGGACGGTGGTGAACGTCACCCGGCCCAGCTCGGGCGGCCGGGGGCGATCCTCGAACGGGATCCAGGCCACCGCGTTCGGCGGGGCGGCCTCGCCCATCACGTCCTGGGTGATCCGCTCGACGACCTGGGCGATCTCCAGCCAGCGACTGATCACGCCGAGCAACTGCCCGGCGATCAGGAGGCGTCGCAGCTCATCGCTGGCCTTGAACTCGGGAAACTCTTCCAGCGCCTCGGCGAGCGCCACGCCCAGCCGCAGCCGCTTGGTCGGGTCGAGCCGCTCGGGATCGATCATCGGCGTGGTGTCGTCGCTCATATGCGCCCATCCGGCAGATCGGCCTCGATCTGATCGGCGATATCGCGCAGCACCACCGGCAGCGCGTAGGGGCGCAGCGTGTCGTCCAACTGGACGCTGAAGCCGCTGCCCTTGTCGCCGCGAATGACGATCAGGATGACGCCGAGCGCGTCCGCGCCGAGCCGGGCGGCCGTAGCGAGGTCGTCATATTTGCCGGGTCCGGTCGGCATCAGTCGAGCCTCGCTGCCTGCCACGTCCGGTCGGTCCGCTGCAGGATCACCACGAAGCCGGCCGGGTAGATCACCACGGTCTCGGCGCTCGCCGGCAGGATGGTCATCGCCAGCGGCTCCAGCGGCGGGTCCTCGGGATAGCAGAGCCAGAGGTCGGGCCGCAGGGTGAAGCCGGGCAAAGGTCGCCAGCCGCCGCCGTGGTCGTAGCGGTCGTTGATCTGTTCGGCCGCCGGGCGCGGGTCGTCGGCGTCGAGAAAGTGCGGGATCAGCCCGCAGGCCTCCCAGCTTTCGGGCGAGGCGGTGATCCAGGACATCGTCATCGGTCACCTGCCAGCGTGAGCGCGTTGCGGGCCAGATGGCGCAGGTGCGGGTCGTCGCTCTCGCGCAGCACCGCGCGCAACGCCACCACCATGTCCGGCACCGCCACGACTTCCTTGGCGATGGCCTGCCAGCGGGGGGTGTCGGTCGGGCCGCTGCACAAGGGCGCGTCGTGAGGCTTGGCGGCCTTCAGCGCCACCGACCACTCACCGCCGGATATCAGGACCCGGCGGGTCCGGGTGTCGATGCTCATGGGCTCAGCCCTTTGCGGCCAGTTTCGGCGGTTTCAGCGAGTTTCTTACGACTGGTCCCCCCCTCTGGGGGGGAGGGGGGTCCCGTAAGATTGATCGTAAGATTGATAAGATCGGGTTTTGGCTCGTCCATTTTGGGTGTCCTGGCCTAGTCGCGATCCGCGCCGCGATAGTCGCTGACGTCGTCGCCGATCTCGTCCTCGACGTTGGCCAGCACGGCGTCGTCGAAGCGATAGCCGGCGGCGCGCAGGCGCAGCAGGGTGGCGCGGAACGCCTCAAGGTCGCCGTCGCGGAAGCTCTGGCCATCGTAGGCGAGGCCGATGGGTTCGAGCGCGCAGCGTTGCAGCGCCGCGTGCTGCGCTTCCAGGGACGCGGCGGCGGTCTCGTCGGTGCTCCAGTCAATCGGGGGGATGTCGCCGACATAACGCCGTGTGGCGACGTGGGTGGTCCAGCCGCCCGACACGTCAGCGTAGCAGTACAGGTCGCACAGGAAGTTATCGCTGCTCCAGCGGCAATAGCTCATCATGGCTTGGTCCCGGCCGCCTTCAGGGCGCGCTTGGCCAGGGCTCTGAGGGTCGCCGCGTCGCCGTTGCCGTTGGCGACGGCGCGCAAGACCGCCAGCATGATCGGGACGGCGACGATCTGGGCGGTGATCGCCTCCCAGCCGTCCACCAGCTTCGAACCGTGGCAGAGATCGTCGTCGTCGCGCTTGGCGTCTTTGTAGGCGATGCCCCATTGGCCGCCGGGGGCTGCGCCGGTCAGCAGCTTGCGGGGGCGGGCGGTGTCGTCAGGTGTCATCGGTCGCGGGCTCCTATGGCCATTCGAGGTCGGTGAAGGGGGCGGCGGCGGTGGGATCGGCCTTGGCGAGCGCCTGCGCCTCAAGCTTCCCGATCTCCTGGCCTGCTCGGAAATAGCGCAGCTCGGCCCAAGGCCGTTCGGGCTTGAACCGGCCGGACGCCGTGAGGCTGAACCGGCGGCACGAGCCGAGCACGAACACCGCCGGCTGGTCCGGGTGGATGGTCGGGTCCACCGTCAGCAGCGTGCGGCCACCCAGCGAGCTAGGGCGCAAGGTGCGGGCCCCGACCGACTTGGTGTAGCCGCCGGCCAGGGCGAGGTAGGGGCAGACGCCCAGAGCGTAGGCCGCGCAGTCGCGGTGCATCGGTCCATCGAAGTAGAGCCCGGCTGGGTGGAAGGCCGAGCCAGGGCCGCCGACGAAGCACTTGAGCGCGCCGAGGGTCTCGCCGCAGATGCCGCAGCGGCCTTCCCGGTAGCAGCGGGCGGCCATGCGGCTGTCGTTGATGGTGAAATGCGGCAGGCCCTGATCGTCGCGCAGCACCGTCACCGGAATCGGCAAGCCCCGCCGATCTCTCGGCAGGGCGCTGATGCGGGCGGGCATGTCGGTAGGGTTGGGGCGCATCAGTCGCGCTCCGGGAGCGGGGCGCGGCCGTAGGCGTGCAGCGCGAGGTTCCAGGCGAAGACGCCGAGCTGCTGCAGGGTCAGGCCCTCGGCCTCGGCCAGCTCGCGCAGCGCCTTGCGGCCGCCGGGCGTGATGCGCGTCGCGACCTGGGCGGACAGCTCGTCGTGCGGGACGGTGGGGACGGGTTTCTGGACAGTTTTGTCAGGCATTATGCGGTCCTTTCTGTTCACAAGGTTGGTGCCGTAGCCCCGCCCGCGCAAGCCGCGCAAGCGGGGCATTGGCGTCAGTGAGTCACCCGTCAAGTTCCGGGTAGCGCGATTGCGGTTGCGGTTGCGGGGTCAGCGGTTCCCGGTAGACGACTGGCGGCGCTGCCGGCCCCGGCGCGAACGCCCAGGCGAGGCAGACGACCCAGCCGATCAGGGTCCAGCCGAGGAACAGGTTGACGACCAGGATCGGGGCCAACGCGCGCGACTTGGTGGCGAGCGCCATCAGCGTCGGGATGAAATACAGGGCGATGAGGATGCCCTGAAGGATGAGCGCCCCGGTCATTGCGACACCTCCTGGAAACCGGAGAAGGCGACGGCCCAGCGCCGGCCGCCGATCTCGAACTGGTCGCCGACCATGCTGGAGCGCAGGCCGTAGAGCTTGCCGCCGAGGACGGGCAGCGGCGCGATCCGGATGACGTGCGCGTTGTGGTCCGGGTTGGCCGAGCCGTTGTCGAAGGTCGGGCCGCGCGACCACGAGCCGTCGATGTTCTGGGTGAGGTTCCAGGCGTGGTCGAGCGCCAGCAGGCAGTCGTCGGCGGGACAGGTCACGTCGGCGACGTGCGCGCCCAGGCCTGTCGCCGGGTCGAGGTGGTGAACGTGAACGGTAATCACTGCAGGGGTATCTCCAAGTTGAGCATTGGCGCTCAGATGACGGGCGGCGTGGCCGCCCGTCCGCTCAGCGTCAGGCCTGTTTGCGCTTGAGGTCGGCGACGTAGGTCTCGACGCGGTCGAGCACGTCGTCCCAGTCGGTGCCGATATGGTCGCCCTCGTAGGGGTCGCCCGCATCGTCCGGATAGGCCGACTCCGGGCCGGTGACCCAGTAGTGGGTGAGCCCGGCCTCGACCCGGTCGATCTCGATCTCGATGCCGTGCTCGGCGGCCAGCTTCTCGGCCTTGCGCTTGGCAGCAGCGGCGGCGGCCTTGGTCTGGCGCTGCCCTTCCTGGGCCAGCCACGCGCGGGTCAGGTGGAACCGCTTGGCCGCGTCGCTGATCTTTTGGTCGAGCACCTTCCGCTCGGCTGTCAGCCGGTCGAGGTTAGCCTGCGCTGCGGCCATCGAGGCGAACGGCTTGAGCCGGGCGACGTGGGCGATCTGGGTCCGAGTCTCGCGCGTCGGCGGCTCGATCCGGATAACGTGGCTGACCCTGGCCCGGCGCTTTTTCATCGCGCTCAGCGGTCCTGGCCCGCCGGTCTGGTTGCAGCCGCCCAAACGCCCCTGGACGACGACGAAGTGGGTGCCGGCGGTGATCAGGTAGATGTTCGAGCTGCGCTGGCTGATCGGGTTGAGCCGCAGCCACTCGGCCAGGGTCGGGGTGTCGCGGACGGGCACCTCGACCACGCGGCATCCCCGCTCGCGCAGGGCGTTTTTCATGTGGCCGACGTGGGTGCCAGCGATCCGCTGTTTGCCCGACACCTTGCGAAGCAGTTTCGCCGCCTCGGCGGTGTCGATCTGCAGGATCATCGAGAGCGCGCCGGGGCCGCAGAAGCGGTTGTGGCCGGTCTTGGGCTTGATGACAGGGCCGATTCTCATGGGGTACTTCGTTCTCCGTTCGGGTTGAGCATTGGCGCTCAGATGACGGGCGGCGCGCGGCCGCCCGTCCGCTGAACGTCAGAACCCGCCGACGTCAGGCAGCGCGACAGGCGCGAGGTTGAGCGTCACGAGGCCGGTGGACTTCGACTTGGTGATGATGCCGCCCTCGACCGGCTCGAACGCATTGCCATAGGTGACGCTGGCGTCGGCGAGGTAGGCGTCGCGCTTGATCAGCGCGGCGAGGGCGTCCTGCAATTGCTTGACGGTCATGGTCTCGGGTTCCTTTCGGGGTTGGGTAGGTTGGTTGCGTAGGCGACGGCCGCATCCAGATCGCTGCCGAAGGAGCGGCTCAGATCGGGCTGCTTGCCCTCGGTGGCGTGGATCACGGTGACCGCGAAGAGCGGCTGGTGCATGAAATCGCCTTTCGAGATTTCAAAGGCGAAGTCGCCGGTCCAGCCGAAGCGGATGACGTCGGGCGTCATCAGGTTGGTCGCGCCGTGGTAGGCGTCGCGGAAGATCGCGCGGGCCTGGGCGGTCGTGTGCGGCCTCTGGGCCCTGAAGTCGGCTTCAGCCTCGGCGCGGGTCAGGCGCGGCGGGCTGCGATTGGTGTCGAACATTAGGCGACTCCAGCGCCCGGAGCGCGCCAGGAAGACGTAGCCCTGCGCGCGATACCCGTCGCCGTCTTCGGTCCAGGTGAAGATCGCGGTGCGATAGACGCCCAGCGTGCGCGCCTGCCAGCGCACCGGCATGTCGTCGGCTTCGTGCCAGCTCACTGCGCCACCTCCAGGATCGAGCCTTCGCGGACGAGCTGGTCGTAGGCGGCGGCGATCACCGAGAAGGCGGTGCGCTTGCCGCTGAGAAACCAGTCGAGCCGCACCCAGGTCGTCCCGCCGTAGTTGGCGCAGAATACCCGGTGAACGCTGACCGGCAGGCCGTTCAGCTTGCGGCCGAGATCGAGCGCGTCGCGGTACTCGCCCGAGCGCCTGTCGCGCAGCGCGGCCAGATCGACGTTCGCGGTCTTGGCGAAGGTCAGCAGCGGGTGATCCTCGCGCACCGGCTTCGGCTCGATCACCGCCGCCTTGATCGCATCGCGCAGCTCGATCAGCGCCGCCGCCTCGGTCACTGCGCCAGGGTAGGCCTTGAACAGATCGGCGTGGCGCGGCTTCCACAGGTGAAGGTCCATCGGCACGCCCCAGTAAAGCTCTTCGAAGGGGTCGGCGCGGACGCCGTCAGCGTCGGCCGGGTACTGCGTCAGCAGGACGTCCGACAGCTTTTCGCGCATCTGGCTGTAGGCGCGGTTCAGGTAGCCCAGCGCCTCTTTGCGGCGCGCTTCCGAGGGGAAGCCGGCGCTGAGAGAGAAGGCGGCGAAATCGGCGTAATTGGTCACGGGTTAGGGTGCTTTCAATCAGTTCGTTAGGAGCCCTCTTTATACACTTCTGTCCGCAATCCTGCTAGCAGTCCTGCGAGAAATAACGTCGCAGGCCTTGCAACCGCGCGCACATTGTCGCAGGAGGCCAAAAAGACGGCTTCGGTCGAAAAGGGGGCCAAACGGGGGGGTGGCACGGTCGCTGTGGACGCGCAACGTCTTGAAAGAACTAACGTTTTACCGGCGGAACCCTATCCCCTTGCGGGAGAAGGTTGTTGTTTATAGGCGTCCATGCTGCGTAAAATAACCTAATGAAAACAAGGCCAATCGGTCTGAACAGTCCATATTAGTCCATAGTAGACTACCGCCTAACTACCCCTCTAAAGGGGGGTGATCGGGGGGCTGTTCCCCCGGCGAGAGAGAACGACATGAGCATCAAGCGCAGCCGCAACCGGCTTACCAAACTGCAGATCGACAACGCTAAGACCGACTTGGCCGATGGCGGCAACCTTTACCTTGTGCTGACGGCGGGGACGGACTCGCGCAAGTGGCTGATGAAGTTCCCCTGGCGTGGCAAGCGCAAGGAAATGACGCTGGGCACGCTGCGCGCTGACGGCACCGGGATGCAGCTCCCGGCCGCTCGCAAGGCGCGCAACGACGCCGAGGCGCTGCTGGAGCAGGGCATCAACCCCATCGAGGATCGCAAGGTCTCGCGCGTCGGCGGCCACGGCCTCACCTTCCGCGAATGGGTCGACTCCACGAAGGGCCGGATCGGGCCGACCAAGCCGAAGCCTGCCGCCGGCTTCTACGCCATGATGACCAAGCGCGTCGGCGCGCTGGCAGACCTTCGCCCGGCCGACATCACCACCGCTGACGTGATCGAGGCGTTGCAGCCAGTCTGGAAGAGCCAGCCGCCGACCGCCAAGAAAATCCAGACCGGGATCATCCAGGTTCTGAACGCCGCGCGAGCTGGCGGCCTGATCCCCGACGCTTACTGGATCAACCCGGCGCACTATCGCGGCAACATCGAGTTTCTGACCAAGAAGCCGGTCCACGTCGTCGTGTCCCGGCCGGCGCTGAAAGACCACAGGAAGGCCCCGCTGTTCATGGCGCGGCTGCGTCAGGTCGGCAGCATGACCGCCTATCTCGCCGAGTTCACCATCCTGACCACGGTGCGGGTCGATGCGGTGCGCCGCGCCTGCTGGGGCGAGTTCGACTTCACCGCGCGCACCTGGACCGTTCCAGAAACGCGGATGAAGGGTCAGGCCGGGACTGAGCGGGCGCATATCGTACCGCTCAGCGATGCGATGATCGCGGTGCTGCGCCGGCTCTCGCCGAACCTGTCGCGCCCGGCCAGCGCGCTGGTGTTCCCTAACCCCGGCACCGGCCGCGCCCTCGACGCCGGCAGCGTGCTCGACGTGATCCAAGGGATTGACCCGGCCGTGACGACGCACGGTTTTCGATCCAGCTTCATGGATTGGGGCCGCCACCAGGGCTACCCGAAGGATACCCTGAAGCTGTGCTTGGCTCAGATGGTCGGCAGCAAGGTCGATCAGGCCTACGCGCGCGACACGCTCCTGGAGCATCGCCAGCCGATCATGCAGGCCTGGGGCGGCTTTTGCTCGGGCGCTTCACTGGCGCTGGCGGCCTGACCGGCGTCGGGCGTAGTGACGCGCGGGCGGTAGGGGCTGCCCGCGCGTCGTCGATCAGCTTCGCCAGATCGTCGCGGTGGACGAGTCGGCGTCCGGCCCAGGTGAAACTGGCCACCTCGCCCTTGGAGATTTTGTTGAACATGGTCGAGCGCGAGACTCCGACCACCGCCGCCGCCTCGTTGACAGTGTAGGACAGTTTCCCGGCCTCAAGCTCGACGGCCATCTGGCTAACTCCGCTTCGGTAGTTGCGCGTCCCGGTTGGTCGCGCCTCGTCTCGGCCTCGGCTTGGGTTCGCCCTGCCGGGGCCGCTTCTTTCGTTTCGGCATGGGCCCTGGCTCCGCGCCAAACTTGCCCAGGTGGTCCCGGCTCTCGACGAGCTGATAGCCCTCGCCCTGGCAGGTGAAGCCGCGCTCGCGCACCCGCGCCACCGTCTCGTTCGGGAAGTGGTTGCCCGAGCGTGTGGCGCACACCCAGGCGATCCCGCTGTCGTCCGGCTGGATCAGGCCGCCAGCGGCGAGGTAGGCGATCAGGTGTCGGTGACCTTGCATGGCAGACCGGCTCTATCCCTCCGCGTAACGCGGCCTGATTTCAAACTCGCGGTTATCTTCCCAGTCCAACGTCCCGATCCGGAAGCGCCCGTTTGATCCGCCCTTCTCGGGCCGGAACCGGCCGAGGCCGATGAACATGCCGGCGATTTCGGTGATCTCGAAGAACACGTCGCGGGTGATGATCGGGTCAAGAATGTGGAGATCAAAGGTTGTCTGCCAGTCGTTCATCACCGGAAAGACCTTCTGGACCCGCTTGCCCGAGCCGCGCACGCCATCTGGGTTGGCCGAGATTTCGATGCTGGACACGCCCGCCGGATCGATGCCCAGCGGCGGGTCATCCAGCAGCATGATGCCGCTGCCGAATTTGGCGGTCCAGGTCGCCTTCCCCTGGCCTGGAATCTGGCGCTTGGAATAGCGCGCGGCGGCGATCAGCGCCTGCTGGAGTCCATGCGCGGGGATCACGACGGTCTCCTGGCCATCCACGCGACCGACGTTGAGCTGAGAGCGCCAAGTGCGGCGCTCGTAGGCGTCGGCGCTCTCGCCCTTCAGCTTCGGCTCGTCGTGCTTGCGGCTCTGCGAGTAGGGCGTGAGGCCGACCAGGGTCAGGTGAGCGACGGATGTCAGCATGGCGATTTTCCTTTTTGGTGGTGAGGGCGAAGCGGTGCGGGGTGACGCGAGGCGGGGCGACGAGCGGCGCGGCGGAGAGATGCGGCGCGGAGCGGTGCGCGGCGGCGTTGAAGTTCGGGGGTTGAGAGCGGGAGCGGTGCGGGGCGTGGCGGTGAGCAGCGGGGCGTTGCGCGGCGTCGCGACGAGCTGCGATGCCGAGCTGGCGGTGTGGCGGGTTCTGGTCGAGGGGCGCGAAGGCGGTGCGTTGCGGAGCGGTGCGGAGCGACGAGGCGCGTTGCGCTGCGGAGCGCCGAGACGAGCGGCGGCGTGGGGCGACGCGGCGCGAAGAGATTGTCTGGGGGCGCGGGAGGTGGTGAGGGCGGTGCGTTGCGTGGCGTCGCGCGGCGAAGCGATGAGGAGAGCTGAGCTGCGCGGCGAGGCGGCGTGGCGACGTGGGGCGTGAAGGCGGTGCGGTGCGGGGCCGGGCGTGGAGCCGAGATGCGCTGCGACGCGTCGCGAGGCGGTGCGGCGTGGCGCGACGAGCTGGGGTGGGGCGGTTTCTGGTCGATGGGCGCGGGTGCGTCGGCGGAAGCGGGGCGTTGCGACGTGGGGCGATGCGCGGCGCGTCGTCGCGGAGAGCTGAGCTGCGGGGCGCTGCGTCGAGGGGCGCGAAGGAAGGCGGTGCGGTGCGAAGCGGTGCGGAGCGAAGCGGCGCGCTGCGTAGAGCGGTGGGGCGCTGAGCAGTGGTGCGGTGTGATGCGCTGCGGAGAGTGGCGGTGCGATGCGAGGCGGGGCCGGGCGGAGCGAGGCGGAGCGGTGCGCGGCGGTGCGCTGCGCCGAGGAGGGGTATGAAGTTTCACTCTTGTAGTCCCAGGAGACGTCGCCCGGTCGTCGTGATCGGCTCTGGCCGTGTCGCGTGCGCCTCGACCGGGGTGGCCATCCTGTCGGCGGCGAGGTGCTCCAGCAGGTTGAGCACGCTGATCTCGGAGTTCAGCTTGCGCTGGATAGTCGGCGGGACGTCGTTGGCGCTTTCCAGCGCGTAATTGATGGTCTTGCGCGCCTTGCGGCTGGCGCGGCGGATGCGCCTGCGCGCCGTCGAGCCGAGGCCGGGAAGCTGCTCGGCCGTCAGGCGCGTGTAGCCGATGTTGATCTCGTTCCCGAAGATCGCGCCGTGATCGCGCTCGGCGACGTGGCGGGCGCTCTCGATCAGGTGCCGGTGGCGGCGGACATCGCGTCCGATCACGGCCGACAGGCTCGCGTAGCGGATCGTCCCGCCCAAAGGAACGCCGCGCAACAGCTCGACCAGGGCGGCGACGTCGGGGCTGATTTCGGTGCTGATCATTACTGGGTGCCTCCTGGCTCGGTGAATAGGCCGATCCGCAGCCGGTGCAGCTCGCGGCCCCGCGCATAGAGCGCGCGGACATAGGGGTCGCGCTGCAGCGCCCGGCGCTGACGGCGGGTCTTGCTGGCGTAGAGCGCGCCGCAGTCGAACACCCGGCAGGTGATCGGCGCGTGCTCGTGGATGCTGCAGCCGGCGTCGGTGACGTAGATGCAGGACCCGTCCGGCTTGAGCTGCAGCGCCGCGAACGTGCGCTCGCCGACCACGATCTCGCGGGTGTCGTAGGCGTAGTCGGGATCGTCCTGGGTGATCAGGATCAGCTCGCCGGACCGGCAGCAGAGCGTACAGCCGCCGCAGGCGACCTCGGCGGGCTGGATCCGCTCCATCACAGATGCCCGGCCAGGACCGCGCGCTCGACCTCGGTCAGGTCCCAGGCGGCGCAGACGATCCAGAGGTCGCTGTGGCCGACCCGGCGCAGCAGCATCGGGTCGCGCGGGACGACCCGCGACCACTCGGCCTCGAATAGGACGTGGTAATTGGCCAGCCCGCGCTTCGGCCGCAGGTGGATCGGCACCAGCGGCGTCATCGCCGCGTGGTGGGTGTAGCGCCGGCTACTATCCAAGGGGAAGCTGCCGGCCGGCATATCCACGTAGGTGCGGCGGTTGCGATCCGGCTGCCAGTCGTTGGCCGAGAACCGCGCGCCGCCGTCGTGGCGCAGGTAGAGGTGGCAGTCCTTGGCGTCGGCGCGGACGATGGCCAGCTTCGGCAGGCCGTCCGGGCCCAGGCCGGCGGCGGTGATGCTGGCCAGCGCCTGGATGACGACCTTGCCCTTGGCGATGGCGTCGTAGAGGCGCTGGATTTCGAGGTCGATGGGCGTCGAGTAGAGCTGGTGCTCCTTGTACTTGCGGAACATCTCCGCCGCCTCGGCGCGGTCAACCGTGATTGCCTGGGTGTCCATGATCGGTGGCTCCTGAGAAAGGGGTGCGGCCAGGGCGCAGGATTGGGGGGGTTACGCCCTGGCCGCGTTTCCGTGAGGGGATGGGTGGGCGGGGTTGCCCCCCTCACGAAAGGGATTGTTTGCGCGGCCGGCCTCGCGGCGGCGGCCTGGGAGTGTCGTCCACGATCAGCCGGGCCAGCTCGTCGCGATGCACGACCGTGCGCTGGCCAGCGACCACCGACAGATGGACTCGGCCGGCCTTCACATGTCGGTAGAACGTGCCGCGGCCGATCCGCAGCAGCGCCACTGCCTCGGTGACGGTGTAGAACAGCGGCTTGGCGGGCAGGCTGTAGGGGTTGGGGCTCATCTGTCGGACTCGGGTGGGGTTCGAAATTGGACATCGTGGTCAGCGGCAAATCGGTAGATCGCGTCGAGCAGCGTCGCGAACTCGGTGACGGTCAGGGCGCTGGACGAAGTGTTGAGGTTGACGAACCCGCGCCCGTCGAGCGCCGGGGTCATCCGCGAGCCGCGCTCCATGTCGGCCAGGAACAGCAGCTTCCAATCGTCCGGGACGAGCTGCTGGCCGTGCCAGGGCACCTGCTCGGCGATCTCGGTCAGCGCCGCCCACATGGCCGCGTTCTGCGCCAGGGTGCGCTTCGTGGCTGGCGGCTCGAACGTCACCAGCGTGGCGTCGGCCGCGCCCCAGCACCACGCCGCCGCCGTGTGTCTGGCGCGGTCGTTGGTCAGTCGGATCGAGGCGCGTGGCATGGGACATCAGCTCGTCTCTCGCAGGCGGTAGATCGCGCTTTGACCCTTCACGAAGCGGCATTCGACCAGACCTCGATGACGCAGCTTCACCATCAGCCGGGCCACCACCGCGCCGCTCACGCCGATTGCCTCCCGCAGATCGGCGTTGGTCTTGGGCCCGCTCCGCAGCGCGGCCAGGGCGAGATCGGCACGGTTGCTCACGTCCCCGCCTCGAACGTGATGGCGAAGGCGGTGAGCGGCCGGTTCGGATGACCGTCAGCGCGCAGCGGCCGGACGCGGCTCTGGGTTCTCCAGGCCTCGAAGGCCTCGGCGACCGTCTCGAATTTCAGCGCGCTCTCGCGCCGGTCGGTGAAGTGCGCGTCGCCCTGGCCGTCGTGAGCCTCGACATCGAACCACTTCAGCCACATGCCGACCACCGCGAGCTGGTGCGGGTTCATCGCGCTATCGACCTTGATCAGGACGCTCACGCGGCTTCCTCCTGGCCATACAGCTCAGCCAGCCGGGCGATGCGGTCGGCGATCTCGTCGAGGAAGCGGGTGACCTCGCTTTCCAGCTCGATGATCCGCGAGGTGTTGCGCTCGACCCGGCGAACGTGGAGCTGCATCGAGGGCGGCAGGCGTGGATCGAATGAGGCGTAGTCGCACCACGCGCGCCCGGTGCAGGCCATCTGCCACTGCATCTGGGTCAGGTGCTCGCCCGAGATCGCCTCGCCGAGCAGGGTGTCGATGTGGGTGGCCGTGTTCGGGCACTTGATCTCGACCAGCCCATCCTCATCGACGTAACCGTCCGGACTCGCGCCGCTCCAGGCGATCTCGGGGTGGTCGAGATAGCCGGCGGTCTGGACCACCAGCCCGCAGCGGTCGGCGTACAGCAGCCGCGCCTCGTCTTCGTGGTCGATGCCCCACTGCATCGGGCCGCTGACGTAGTTGGCGCAGGGTCGGCCGGTGACGCGCTCGACGATGAGGTCGGCCGCGTAGTTCGCCCGGCTGGTCGAATAGCCGGTCTTGGTGCGCGCCACGATGTCGGCGATCCGGCTGGCCGTCGCCTTGCCGAGGCGCTGGCCGTACCACTCGGGCGACCGCTGGGCGATCATTGGCGGGTGCCGTCAACCAGCCGGGCCAGCAGCTCGTCCTGCAGATCGATCACCCGCGCCGCCAGGACGCTGACGAGCTGCAGCGCCACCAGCGCGTCGATCTCCGCGCTCACGGCGTCACGCGGGGCGCTGAGCTGGCGGAACGCGGCTCTGATCACGTCCATCGCCCGCATCGATGCGAGCTGGTCGGGCAGAACGTCCGGGTGATCTTCCAGCACCGACATCAGGCGACCTCTCCTGTCGTGAGTTCGAGCTTGATGCGCTCGTACAGCGCGTCGAGCCGTTCGGCCTCCTTGGGCGTCTCGGCCTTCAGTTGGGCGCGCAGGCCCTTGGCCAAATCCCAGGCGCGGTTGAGGTCGTTCGGCGTCTTGACGTCGCGCAGCGTGATCTCCAGCCGCTGGGTGCGATCCTGGATGGTCGGCGGCTTCGGCTCGGCCTGTTGGAGAGGTGGCCGGGCTGGGCCGACCGCGCCCTGGCCATCGTCGTCTTCGCCAGCCGGCGCGACGGTCAGCAGCGATTGCAGCGCCTGCCGGCGCGCATAGGTCAGCGCCGAGCCGACGCCCTGCGCGTCGTTGCGGCCGACAGGGATTTGGTGGGTCGCGCGCAGCCACTGGCCGCTGGTGTGCAGCAGGATCGTGGTCACCTCGACCATCCCGGCCGACGCCGTCGCCGGCTGCAGCACGCTGATGCCCGCGCCGTTCAGCGCCGGCAGCACCGCCTCGGCGATCTCGGTCAGGCTGGCGTAGCGGCTGTTGAAATGCGGGTTCGAGGCGTCGCGCGCGACCTTGGCGATGGCGTGCTGCGCGCCCGGCAGCGCCTTGGCCAGCTCGTCGATCTCGGCGCTGGTTTCGATGCCGCTCATGGTGCGCCGTCTCCACAATCCGGGCAGTGGACGCCCCAGACGCCATCGGCCTTTCGGGCCCCGAGGCAGCGCCATCCCAACGCGCCGCCGGTCCTGGCGCAACGGGCCAGAGACACAACCACTAATCCGCCCTCCTGGCGGTTGCTGATATCCGGGAAAACCCTGAGTTTTTTCGCACCTAAGATCGCAGGCGAGTTCTGGTTGTCCGATTTAATGGCTAGAGTCATCGCTAAGTCGTCGCCTATGTGACAGCGCAATTACTACCCTATCGTGCCGCGTGCCTGCGGCCCGATCTCCGCCAATTGCTTTGGCGAACCTTGGACTTGTTCAAGAGGCTCAATGTTCGCGCTGGCGGTTAACTGTTGTCAAGACGAAGTTTCGTCTTGAACGGGAGCGGGGGGCGGCGTTACCCGTGGCGCATGAGCGAAATCTCAATCGGAATGCAGCGGGTCGCCGAGGTGGCCGAGCGCGTCGGGATCAAGGGTCTCGCCCAAGAGGCTGGCCTGCCGTACCAGACCGTTCGCTCGTTCCGGGCGCGCGGCTGGAAACTGAAGTCGCTGGCCACCTGTGACGCGCTGATCGCGGCGGCCAACCGCCTGGAGCCTACCAGTTCGGCGGACGCCTGACGTGCGGGTCATGGGCATCGATCCAGGCAGCACAGGCGCAATCGCGTTCCTGACCATCCTGGACGGCCTCGTCGTCGATCTCGAATGCCTCGACCTCCCGACGCGCAAGATCGGCAAGCGCACCCACCTCGACGCCTACGGCCTCGCGCGCGAGATCGACGCTCGCCTCGCCGACACCGACAACCGCATCGAGGCGGCGATCATCGAGCAGGGCGGCGTGCGCCCTCAGAACGGGCGCGTCGGCGCGGCGACGTTCTGGCTCGGCCTGGGCGAAGTGCGCGGAGTCCTGGCGGCCAATTTCATCCCAATCGAGATGGTCACGGCGGCCGGGTGGAAGCGCGCCTTGCGCGTGGTCGGCGACAAGGACGCCAGCTTGATCCGGGCGTCGGCGCTGCTGCCGCGCTGGTCGGCGCAGTGGGCCCGCAAGAAGGATCACGGCCGGGCCGAGGCGGCGCTGATCGGCCTCTATGGCGCGGGCCGATTACTGCTGCCGCTAGCGAGGCGGGCCTGATGCACGGGAAGGGCCAGACCGGCTTCAGCTTTGCCAAGCACCAGGAGATCGAGCGGCTTGCCCAGAGGCAGGCCAGCATCGCAGCGCGCTTTCTCGCGCCGGGCGCGCGGGCTGACATCATCGACATAAACGCGGCTGACGGCGAGGGCGTGGACATCAGCGACGCCCGCTATCCGCTGCTGCCGCTGGAAGAGAATGGCGCGCTCAGCCGGCCGACGCCTCGGATCGCTGCCGGGATCGCTGCTGGCCTGCTCAACCGGGGCGTCGATGCGCGTGTGTGTCTCTGCGAGCGAAGCAGTGAGCTGCGCGGCAGGCTGCAAGAGGCGCTGCCTGAAATCCGCGAGCAGACCCAGTGGACCGGCCCCTGTCAGATACTCCGGAACAACTCGCAGATTTTGCAGTGGTCGGAGGGTGCCGACTACACGCTGGTTTTGGCTGATCCCAATGGGCCGGCTGACGCAGCGGTCGATGTTCTCGCTCATCTCAACCGGCTGTCTCGGCGCTGTGATACCTTCATCCTGGTAAACGAAACCGGGATCGCCCGGCCGGCCGGTCTCAAGGGCGACACGCCGCGCACGCGCGCCGCCAAGGAAGCCGGCGAGCGTTACCGAGCCCACCTGGAGCCGCGATTCTGGCTCGAAACCCTACGCCGCCGCTACGTTCTCCAGCGCCTCGTTCCTTTCGAGGGGCGGGCCATGAGAGGGAGACTTTTCCTTGCCACCAACTTTTTCGGTCGTGACCGACCGCGCGGCTACGCAGCATTCGAGTCCGCAATGGATGGCGCTCGGCTGCTTGACGCCCCACCCGGCAAATCCGCGCATCGCACCGCGCCAGGAGGTCGTGGATCAGATCGCCAGCCAACTTTCGGCTGGTGAGTTCGACCCGGCGCACGCGCTGATCGTTCGCCCCTTCGCTGGCTCCTGGCAGATCGTCAGCGGTCACCATCGCGCGTTGGCGGCTCGTCAGGCTGGCTTGACGCAGGTGCCTTGCTGGGTGCGCGAGCTGGACGACGAGGCGGCTTACATGCTGCTGGCGACCTCGAACGCCCAGAGCGAGTTGACGCCTATCGAGCGCGGTCGCCATGCGCTCGCCAGCGGCCTGGACGTGACGGCCTACGCCGCCAGCGTGGGTCGCGTGCAGATAACCGTCTACCACGAGGTTTATGCCGCTGAAGTAAGCTTGGCAGTTTCCTACGTAGGAAATGAAAACTACTCGCAACTGGTGGCAGTCCACGCTGCGCCTCGCTGGTTGTGGGGTGCGCTGGTCGCGGCGCTGGTCGCGGGCGGCTGGAGCGTTGAGCAGACCCGCAGGCGCGTCGCGGAGGTGAAGGGCGTCGATGCGCCGGCCTATCTCGATGTCGCCGAGGGAGTCGTCGCTGGGACCATCAAGGCCAGCGACATCGCGCGGGTTGTGCGCGCCGAGGCGACCACCCGCGCCGAGATCGAGCAAATCCAGCGCCAGCTCGGCCAGGAGATCACGCCGCTGGAGATCGAGGGGCGCTATGGCTGCGCCGACGCGCTCGACTATCTGGCCGCCGCGCTGGTGCCCTGGCGCGCAGCTCGGGATCATGCCGACCGCGCCGAGCGCGATACGCGCCGGCAAGCCGAAGAGGTCCAGGCGCGAGCCGTGCGGTTGCGCGAATACTGCTCTCTGGACGAGTGGCGAACGCTCGACGCCGCCACCCGCGCGGCGATCCTGTCGCCCGAAGGCATCGTGCCGACCGCCTTCATCAAACAGGACAGCAAAGCCATCGAGTGGGCCATGTGGTCATGGAACCCGATCACCGGCTGCGAGCACGACTGCTCGTATTGCTACGCTCGCGAGATCGCCGAAAGCTCCGACCGCCGCTCGGCCTTCCCCAACGCCTTCCGACCGACCCTGAAGCCGCGCGCCATCTACGCGCCGCGCAACATGAAGCCGCCGAAGGCTGCCGAGGCTGACGCCCGATTCCGCAACGTGTTCCTAGGCTCGATGGCGGACGTTTATGGGCGCTGGGTGCCGCGAGAGTGGATCGAGACCATCCTGGCCGAGTGTCGGGCGGCGGACGCCTGGAATTATCTCTGCCTGACCAAGTTTCCCAAGCGGATGGCCGAGTTCGAGGTGCCCGAAAACGTCTGGATGGGCGCGACGGTCGATCTTCAGGCGCGGGTGAAGGTGACCGAGGAAGCGTTCGCCAATGTCCGCAGCAAGGTCCGCTGGCTCTCGTGCGAGCCGCTGATCGAGCCGCTGCGATTTCAGCATCTCGACCGCTTCGATTGGATCGTGATCGGCGGCGCGAGTCGGACCAGCAAGACTCCGAAGTGGACGCCGCCATTCGGCTGGATCGTCGATCTCGTCACCCAGGCGCGCGACGCCGGCCTCAAGGTCTACTTCAAGAGCAATCTGTTCGATGGCAATCCGCGCATCCTGGAGCTGCCGTTCGATGCGCCGGTTGAGCCCGATCCTCGTGAAGCGCCCGCTGTCTTTCACTATCTGAAGGGCAGCGCATCGCCAGCTCGGGGATGAGCAGGTGGCCGCGCTGATCATCGAGGATGTCTGCGCCAAACTGGGCGGCCGCCTGACCCACGACAACAAGGGCCGCCGCGTGATCCGTTGTCCTGGCCCTGGCCACTCGGCGCGCGACGAGTCGCTGTCGGTCTGGGTCAGCGACGACGAGCCGGACGGGTTCGGCGTGCTGTCGTTCGCCGACGCCGACCAGGACATCAACGGGGTTCGCGACTGGGTGCGCCAGCAGCTCGGGCTTCCGGCCTGGAAGCCGAACGGCAAGGGCAACCACGGCCAGCCGAACGACCCGCCCGTGGCGAAATATACCTACTGCGACGCCGAGGGTGGGCCGGTGCTGACGGTCACTCGGACCAAGGCCAAGAAATTCTATCAGCAGCGCCCGGACGGACTCGGCGGCTGGACCTGGGGCGGCATCGATACCCGCCTCAAGGTGCCGTTCATGTTGCCAGAGCTGATCGAGGCCGTGGCGATGGACAAGCTGGTGTTCGTCGTCGAGGGCGAGAAGAGCGCGCTGGCGCTGATCGAGCGCGGGATGATGGCGACGTGCTCGCCCGGCGGCGCAGGCAAGTGGCCGGCGCATTTCGCCAAGTGGTTCGCAGGCGCGCGGGTGATCGTGCTGCCGGACAACGATGCGCCAGGAGAGACGCACGCCGCCCAGGTCGAGGCGAACCTGACCGGGGTGGCGGCCAGCGTGCTGGTGCGTCGTCTGCCCGGTCTGAAGCCAGCCGGCGACGTGTTCGACTACCTCCTGGCCGGCGGCGATCCGGCCGAGATCGAGCACCTGCCAGCCGGTGCGCCGACGCGCGGCCACACCGCCGCCCAGCTCTGGGACATGGCGTTCCCGCCGATCAAGTTCGCGGTGCCGAACTACATCGCCGAAGGGCTGACGCTGCTGGCCGGCGCACCGAAGCGGGGCAAGAGCTGGCTGGCGCTCGATCTCTGCGTGACCATCGCCATCGGCGGCTGGACGCTCGGCGATCAGAAGTGCCACCAGGGCGACGTGTTGTATTGCGCGCTGGAGGATAGCCCGCGCCGCATGAAGCAGCGCCTACGGACGTTCTGCCGGGCTTCGCAGACGCCGCCGATGCGGCTGACGATCTGGTACGGGGCCGATCTGCCGAGGCTGGGCGACGGTTGCGAGGAAGCCTTGCGCGAGTGGATCACTAGCATGGCCGAGCCGCGTCTGATCGTCATCGACACGCTGAACTACATCCGCCCGGAGCGGATTCGCGACGAGGACCCGTACAGCTACGACTACCGCTCGGCCATCGGCCTGCAGCGGCTGGCCGCCGAGTTCGGCATCGCGATCATCCTGGTCCACCACACCCGGAAATCACCGAGCGACGACTACCTGGAAAGCGTCAGCGGCACGAACGGATTGACCGGCGGGTCAGACGCCGTGGTCGTCCTGGAGCGGCAAGGCGACGGCTCGACGGTGTTCAAGGGCCGGGGCCGCGATATCGAAGAGTTCGAGCTGGCCACGCGCTTCGACAAGGACGAATGCCGGTGGCGCGTGCTGGGCGAAGCGGCGGAAAACAAGGTGACGGAAAGCCGGTCGAAAATCCTGAAGCACATGCGCGAGGCCGGCTGGTTTCTGACGCCCGCCGAGATCGCCGCCCAGACCGGGCTGCGCCGCAGCGTCGTCGATCAGCGCCTGTTTCACTTGGTCAAGGCCGGCGAAGTAATCCGCAGCGGACGGGGCAAGTACGGCCTCCCGGAAATCAAGATCGACGGCGGCAAGGACGATGATTAGCACAACCGATCCGTGCCAGATGTCCAATCTTACGACACCCCTCGGAAACACCCTGAAAATGGGGGTCGTAAGATTGCTCGTAAGATTGGGAAACTCTAGCAGCAACAGATGGTTAGCTCAGGTTTTCGGGTCAATCTTACGATCTTACGACCCCTTATACGCGCGCGCGAGGCGTAAGATTGGGCGAAATACAGCGCCAGGGTTGCCGGAACCATGAACGACGACAACAAGCCGACTCCCCGCTTCAATTTCTTCCAGACGGTCGCGTTGGGGCTGTTTTGCTGGGCTGTTGTCTGGGTCGCCGTACTGGTCATTCTCGCCGTGTCCGGTGTGAGCCGATGAGCAAGCTCACCGACGATCAGATCGCGGCGGTGATCGCCAACATGGTCGAACCGGCGCGCGTGCTGGCCGCCCGCTACGGCGTCAGCGTCGCTAGCATCTACCGAGCCCGCGTCGGCACGACCGTCGCCTCGCGGCGCGTCGCCGTCGAGCGAGGCCTCACGCCCAGGCCGTGGGGTTCGCAGCCACAGAGCCGTCAGCCTCTGGGTCTATGCACGGCGCGCGACCGAGAGATGATCCGCCGCGCCGTGCAGGGCGATTCGTTCTGACGCGCGTGTTCAATGCCATCCCTGTCGCCAAAGGTGTTTTTTTAGGTGAGATGGTTATAAAGACGAAACTTCGTCTTTTTGGACTGGAGCTAGAAAACCTTGTCCGACCCCTACCGCTCGCAGGCAACGCGCCCCGCGCCGCGCCGCCCCAACTTCATCCCGGCGACGCCGAACTATCTCAGCTACAACTGGATCGACAAAGACCCGGATATGGAGCTGATCGTCGGCCTGATCGGCGAGAGCGGGCTCAGTCCGGAAGACATCGAGCAGGAGACCGAGAAGCTCGGTCACAAGGTCTCGCGCTATACCATCATGGGCTGGCTGTATAAGTCGGTCCGCCGGCCGCAAAACTACACCATGACCATCGTCGCCCTGGCGCTTGGCTACACCAAAACCTGGGCGCGGATGGCTGAGCGCGCCCCGATCCGGCGGGTCGGGCCCTAACAGGTGGAGAACACGATCAACCCGCTGCGCCTCGCGCAGTTCTTCGCCTTGCCCGGCGCGGCCGAGCTGGTCGAGGCGTTCTCGGCTATTCCGCCCGGCACGGTCCGGGACAGTCTCGTCAGCCATGCCCAGTCGCTCGCCCAGGCCAGCGGCTGGCGGCTTGGTCAGCCGATCCCGACACTTCCACCGGAGTCGACGCCCCCGGCCGCCAACGGGGCTCTGCAGCGCCAGGACGGCAAGGTCTGGCTGGAATGGAAGGGCGCGACGCCGCCGCCGGAAATCCGGCAAGAGTACGCGTCTGCCAGCCGGGAGGGGCAGATTGTCGAGGCGCTGCTGCGCGGCGAGAGCGTCGCCGCCGTCGCCGAGACTTTCCAGGTCCCGCGCACCGTCGTCGATAGCTTGAAGCACAAGGCGCGGCGCGAAGGCGGCTTGGTGTTCCCGAGCGACCGGCCAAGGGGCGCGAGCGGGGGCAGGAGCAAGAGCAGCAGGAACAAACCGCAATTTCGCCCAGTGCGGATGCCGGTGCCGCCGCCGCCCTACTGGTGGGAAAACCCGGAAAGCCCGATCTGGGACAACCGATTCTTGCTGCCCGGTCTATCTGCGCCGGCCAGGGGTTCGATGGCCGCTGTCGGCCCGCTCGACCGAATGGTTTTCATGGTGATGGACAACGCCGCCACCCGACGCGGGATCACCTTGCGCGAGTACATCCGGCGGCGCAGGGAAGCAGTCCGGCTGGTGCTGAGCGGGATCAAGCCGAATGAGGCGGCGAAGCTGGTCGGCGAGACGCCGCATATCGTCTCGGCGCTGCTGATCCAGGTCGGTCACGGCATCATGGCGACCGCGCGCAGCCTGCAGATGGAACGCGCCGCCAGATCGGAGTCGAACGATGACTGAGTTGGCGCAGGCGATTCGCCATGTCCCGATGCCGCTCCATGTTGACTACCTCGCGGTGAGCGACCGGGGATTCCCGGTGCCCTGGTTCGTCGCCTGGGTGGACGGCAAGCCGGATTTCCGGGTGGCCGATCAGCGTAAGCTGGCGCTGGCGATGCGCCAGAGACGCTGCTGGATTTGCGGCCATCGTCTCGGCCGACTCGGGACCTCGGTCGTCGGGCCGATGTGCGCGATCAACCGGATCAGCAGCGAACCGCAGTCGCACC